GCGCTATTGGTGGTGCTGGTGGTGGCGCTGGAGCAGCTTGTTGTCTTGGCATGATTGCACGGCTGTCTGGCCTACCGATAGGTGTCAATTGTCTTGGACGCAGCGTACCAAAAGGACTTTCTTCGAAACGGTTCATCGCCGTGCGTTCTTCGTCTGTCAGTTCTTCTGCGCCGAGCATTTCCGTGCCGGTGATGCCTAAAGCGTTTTTAAGGTACACGTTTATCTTACGAACATTCAAAAGGTTTTTAGCCAATTGTTTAGGCGAAAAACCGCCCTTTGGCGACGTCAACAAGCCCTTCTCTAGCAACAACGCAAGAAAATCCGGGTCTTCAATGGCCTTTTCTAATATCTCATTGGTAGTCGTAACCGGTACGGCTTCCATCAACTTTTGTGCGGCACGCGAACCACCGGAAGCAGCGATCAAAGTAGACTGCCCACCGGGCAACAGTCCTGCTATTCTAGTACCTAAGCTGGCACCTGTAGATTTCACAAGTAGACCAGTCAACAAGTCGCCGGGTGTTTCTAAGTCTTCTACTAGATCCGCACCTTCCGTAAGTCTTTTCTGTGCAGCCTCTGCAGCCTTTAGCACCTTATTTAAACGCACCTTTTCGGCTTCTGTGAACAAATCCGCTTTTACCAGCGTATTCATCAAAGAAGGCGACTCTGCCGTGGATTCAAAGAAATACGCTCGCATGTCACCAAAATTAGGTGCAACCCGCTCGACGGGCGCGGACCCGCTATCACCTATTGCTGTTGTCCTGCCGCCAGCTTTGGCGTTGGCGTTGATAAAAAACATGTCTCGCAACTGGCGATTTACTTCTTCCACAGATACTCGACCAGTTCTAGCAGCGTCCGCCCTGACTTTATCTACCAACTCAAGAATGTTACGAGTTGCTTGTTTGGGTGACGACAACGCAAGGTTTATTGCAGTCGATGGCGTTTCGCCAGTAAGCCGGTCAAAGATCTCTTCTGTCTCAAAACGGTTTTCAAAGAAATTAGTGTCAGCCCGGTCTTGCGCCCTTCGTAACAAGGTTTCTGCGGTAGCTGCGTTTGAAAGGTCCGCCTTCAAAGCCGGTAACAAATCCAAAGTTCGTTCGTTGTCACGAACAAAACGATCTAAAGCCGCCTGATCGATCCGCCCCTCTTTAACAATCTTGGAATTCGCAACAGAGCGCATGATTATCTCGTTTGCGTCAGAAAGATCATTCAAGCGGATAGCAGATTGCGCCAAATCAAAAGGTGCCTCGGGAGTCAACTGTGTCGCCAAAAACGTCACCGCGTCTTTCATTTGGTCCATGCGCAAGCGAGTCTCGTCATCACCGCCTTGTATGACCTTTTTGTATAAAAGTTCGGGCACGACAAAATCTTCGCCACTGCGCTTGTCACGTAAAGCGACGTTTGGAAAAGCGCGTCGGAAAACGTCGCGCATAGCTTTGCCGTACGCCTTGGCCTTTCCTAAAGCGAGCACTGTGTCCGTCGCCATATCCGCACCGTTGAACTCTGTAAGTTTCGGCAAATCCTCCATGTCGACCCGGATCGCTTCAGCAATATCACCAAAAACACGCGCTTGTTCCGGATTCGGAGCTTCGCCGCTGGCCGCTGCTCTTGCTTGTGCAAGGAAAGAACGACGTAAACGGTCCATTTCTCCGAAGGTAATTATTTCCTCTTCAACGTCTGCTGTTTCTGCAACAGTCGCTGCCGTATCTCGTACGTCTCCGGTCGGGAAAAGTGCGTCACCTAACTCGTCTGTTTCATCTTCTTGCCTGCTGAATCGTTTAGCTACTTTGCGAGCTAGATCGGGAAACTCTTTTTCAAACTGCTCGATGCTCAAGTCGTCTTTGTATTGATCGACCATCGCAACAAGATTATCGGTGCCAACCCTAATGTTTTGAGGGATGTCTTTATACAACTCGTTTTCTTGAGCTCGCACGTCAGCAAAAGCTCTTTGCAAGATTTCATCTACCTTTTTACTGGCTTCAACTCGGGCGTCCGCACTGTTGGGGTTGATGTTTTGAACAGTTCGATCGACGCGTGCGAGTGCGTTTGTAAATCGTTTTGACACCACATCTTCGAAGTATTCTTTGCGCAATCCCGCTGCAAGTTGCACGGCAGCGGGGTTATCTTTGCCCGTTACCGTCAACGCTACAATCAAGTTATCAATAGCTTCTAACTGACCGTCAAAAGCGTTTTGCATGCGCACGTCAAAGTTGTCTCCAGCGGTGCCTCTACTGGTTTGACGCAGCTTTGCTTCCAATAACTCCAAAGTCACGCTGTTGGTAATTGCACGCGAGGTTGGGGCATCTAAACCGGGCTGTGCTTGAAGCAAGGGCCGTGTGGCGTCCTGCCCGTACCCTTCAACAGCCTCGCCTAAAATGTTCCGGAACGATGGGTCACGTAAGCCCTCTAGTAAGGCTTGCGGATCTTCACCACGTTCTTGGAGCAATTGAACCAAGGCAAATGCGACGCGGCTCTCGGCACCAGTAGCTGTGGTGTCCTCCGCGAGCTTCATCAAATCTTGGTTCAAAGTTTCTTTTGCAGCAGCTATGTATGGCGCAAATCGCAAAGGTCCCAAAAGATATTGAGTAAGCATACCGCCGCCAACTTCTCCGGCCACACGTCCGTAAGGATCGTTCGGGTCACCGCGCATTGCAATGTTGGCACCGACCGACGCCCCAGCCACGCCAAGACTCTCTTGCATAAGCGTTTGTCTAGGCGACCTGTTATAGCTTTGAAACATCTTAAACAGGGCGGGTTCATCCACGGGCAAAAACTTTTGCGAGCTAATGACGTCGCTAACGCCCTCCATGCCATAAAGCGGGTTAGGTTTCTGATTGTACGGTCGAGTCATAATTGCTCGACCAAGACGGTTTAAAAACCCTGCTTGATCACCCAGCGTAGGTTGCGCTGCTTTGACAGCAGCTTTTGCAACTCGACGCCCCACAGCAGGCGCAAACATGCCTGTCGCGCCTTCGCCTAAAACCTTATACGCCTCAATTGTTGCCAAAGCTTCGTCATTAAGCACCGGATCAGAAGGAAAAAGAACCTCTTCAACTTCTTGAGCGCCGACCACCCCGAGACCAAGGCCAACTAAGCCACCGAAAGCAGCGAGATAAGGATTACCCGTTTGCATGCCAATAGCTGCGCCTGTCAGGCCGCCTGCCGTTGCACCCGTGCCAAGAACCAAACCTCGACCCGTGCCCTCTAATCGCGCCTCAACCGGGGTAAGCTCGCGGCCTTTAACAAAGGTCGCGAAGAACTCGTCTTTAGAGATGCCCGCTTTTAATAAGTCATCGTCAAGGTCTAGATACAAGTCGGTAAGAAAGCTATTTACAATGTCGTCTTTTGACAAACCCTCTGCTCGCAAGCTTTCGATCGGCACGTCCACTTTTGGTAGTTGAACGTGTCTTTGTATAATTTCTAGGTCGTTCATACCGGCATTGTTGCGCAGATCTTCGTACACACCGGGGCCATCCATCACGGACACAATGCCCTCAACCGCTGCAGACAAGCCTTTGCCGCGTCGTAACATTGGTACGAAATGATCACCAAAAGTAAGAACGGGACGCGTCGGGATATCTGGCGCGCCGACCGGTGTGACTTCAGCTTGCGTTGGGTCTAAAGGGTTTTCAGCCATGATTGTGATACCTAACGGCCATAAATTAGTTTACGCGCATCTTCCGCATCGGTGCTTACGGCACCCGGCGTGGGAGTTGTTAAACGAGGCACGCCGGGATCGCGATCCCCTTCAACGCTTTCTCCAAGACTGTTTATAAGGTTTTCATAACTTTCCAGAAGCACGGGCATGTCGTATTTGAGCAAGTTGCGAGCTTGCTTGATCTCATCGTTGCTACTATCGCGAGCGGTTAACACGCCTTTCAACTCAGCTTCCATGTTTTGCAAACGACCTCGCAACGCGCGCGCAACGCTCAAAACTTTAGTGTCTGTCTTAGCAGCACCGGGTAAAATGCCTGCCACCTCTGCTTGAATCGCGTCAACAATACTTTTAATTCTGGGCGCACTGCCAAAATCAGCAAAACGTAATTTAAGCGTTTCGCCCTGCAGAGTGGTGAGATAGGTATCAGATTTGACAACATTTGACGGGTCTTCTCCACCGTAATCCAAACCAATAAGTCCCTCACTAAAGTCCCTCACTTGGTCATTGACGAATCGCAAAGATCTCTTCAGTCCACTCATAGCCCCGAAACTTGCTTCCATGTCAGCACCTGCGGGCACGTATGCTCGTATGTTTTGTTGGGTTTGAGCCCCCTCTGCTTGGATGTCTTTCATCCGTTGCTCCAAAGCTGCACCCGTGTTACCCATCAAGTATTCAGCTTCGTCGATAATTTTTCCGTTAAGGTTCAGTTCAAAACCGGCTTTTTGTCTGTCGACGATAGCTTTGGCGACAGTTAACGGCATGGGGTTCACGGTGCCTTTTTCCGCACCGCTCTTTGGAGCGTACAAAGTGCTGATCGATGTGAACATGTCAGCTTTGGCTCGTCCGCCATCATCCAAACCGTCGAGGGTGCCGTCTGCAAATCCAATCAAATTTCTAGAAATTCCGGCCCTCATCGATCCATCAGAGTCCAAGCTCATCATGTATTGACTAGCTGCCGTTTGGTCGCTGACCAATTTGAAGCTGTTGTCTGCGGGGTTATAAACGCCAATGGCTTCGGTCCCGTCAGGTTGTTTGATCGTTCTGACTTCAACTTTATTGTTAATTTGAGCCTGCTTGATCATGTCCCCAAGCAAGCCTACGTTTTTTTCTTGTAAAGCCTGTTGACCTTTCAAAGTTTGCAAGTCTAAAGCAGCTTGTGCCGCTGTGGCCGCTTGTTGCTTTTCGATAGCACTTTGTGCCGCCAACGTCCGTACAGCACGATCTTGTGTGCGTGCATCTGTACGGAGTTTGCCGACATCTTCAACGTAGTCCTGCCCGACAGTTCCTAGTTGCGACAGCATGGAAGACCCGGCAATGTTTTTACCTGCCGAATCTCGACCGGAAGCAAATTGAAATCCTGCTTTAGCTAAGGCTAATGCGCGATCTTTCTCTCGGTCTTCTTCATTTACTTGTGCGATGTTTTGAAAAAAAGGGAGATAGTCAGCATACGCGGACTCCAAATCCACAGTAGTCCGAGTAGGAGCCGTTGGATTTTCAACATTACCCAAAGCTGTTTGGAAAAGCTGCATCATCGACGGATCGCCCGCGTCAGCCATGTATACCGGCTGTACGGCACCGCCGTTAGCGAACTGCTGTGGTGCCGCGTCCATTGGCGCACCGGCCATCATCAACTGACCAACGCCTTGGCCCATGTCCGTGGGCTGACCACCTTCAGTCGCCATGTCGATGTCTGAGGTCATACCCTGCATCAGATCGCCAATACCACTGTTCATGGCGCCTTCTTCTGACAACATGATCGTAGGTTGCACCATCGCAAGAACAGACTCAGGCGTTGCCATAGCATCGTCCTGACCTACAAACCCAGCCAGTTCCGTGCGCCGTGCTTCAATCGGCATGTCATTGCCACGTATGGCATTAATCATGCTTTCAACGTCTTCGGCGTTGTCGATACCCCCCAAGGTCTTTGCAACGTAGTCTAAACCGACCTGTTGACCTTCGGCCTCAGAGGCCATCTGCACCTGCCCCGCAGCCTCTTGTGGCATGACAGGGCCACCTTCTTGCTTGGCAATCACGCCACGGCCCATAAGAATGTCTTTTTGTGTGACCTTGCCGTCACCGCTAAGGTCCGGAAAACCGTTTACGGGCCCGCCTTCCGCGCGGTTGACCCCCTGTTGGTTTATTAAATCTTGCAGCAGGTCGCGTTCAAAACGCGACTCGCGTTTATTTATTTTTTCAAGTCGGCCTTTAGCGCCACCCTTTAAAAAACGACCCAGATTTTCTTTATTCTTTTTTACAGAGTCCATCATCATAAGCGGTGCTTGTTGCAGTTCTCGTACAAGCAATTTCATGTCGTGATCCGCGCGTGCTTGCGAAATAACTTCGTTTTTGACCAGTTGATCAAGCTCACGTATTTCTGAGCGTATTTCTGCTTCGGAGCGCCCACCGCTTGCAGGGCCACCATTTGCACGAAACAAAGGTCTATTCATTACGCTCATTAAAACGCCCTCGATAAACCAGCGGCCCCGACACCCAACCCAGCTACCGTTTGAGCAAAGCCCGGACTAGGCGCCGATTGTTGAAACACCGCACTTTGTGATGATGGCAACGCTTTCGTCATGTCGCCTAAGAAACCTAGCTGTTGGAACGGCTGGTCATACGCTTGACGCTCCGCTGCATACTGTGCGTTAAGCACGTTTTGAGCTTGTTGTTGCTGTGTGCCACCGAAGCCCATCAACTGAGACACGTCGGCTGCGCGTTGTTGCTGCGCCTGCTGACCCAAGCTTGCTTGTATTTGACCCATAGAGGCCAGACGTCCGCCTAACTGACCGGCTTGACCTGCCAAAGCGCCAATACCTTGAGCAGCCTGTTGTTGTTGCCCTGCAAGAGCCGCGAGTTGTGACACGTCGGCTTGACCTAGTTGACCAAACTGTAGTCCGAGTTGACCGCCTGCCCGTGCTAGATCGGCTCTTTGACCCGCCATCGAAGCCAATGACTGTTGACCTTGCATGCCTAATTGACCGCCCTGTAGCGCGCCACGTTGGGCTATTTCTGCAGCAGATAATCCAAGCTGACCGCCCTGTAGCGCAGCTTGCTGACCCATTTGACCTGCCTGCAAACCAATCGAACCGCGTAGCTGTTGAGCAGCTTGTGCCGCTTGTGCTTGTGCCTGTGCGTTTGCAGCCGCCTGTTGTTGCGCAGACATGCCTAACTGTGCGCCTTGGGCCGAGAGCCCTGCTTCGGACTGCGCCAACTGACCACCAAGACCAGCCGCTTGTAATTCACGTCCTTTGCCTGCTTCGAAGGCTTGTTGTGACGCTTGCAGTGCTTGTCCGTAGCCTTGGCTCAACAGTCCTGAAGTTTGTCTAGCAATCTGATCGTTGATTGCACGATCAATTTCTGCAGCTTGCACCGCACCTCTGGAACCGCCGAAGGCACCGGCAGCGACTTGCTGTGCCCGAGCCTGTTGTTTTTGTAGTTCACCGGTACGCAAAGACTCTTGTCGAGCAGCCTCTACCACTTGTTGTGTATACGGGTCCATAAACGCCGCTATACCGCTGGGGTCGAATTGTGCGCCCGCGTCGGTAAGTCCGCCTCTAATGCCACCAATATCTTGTCTTGACTGCAGTAAACCCCGTTGTCCTTGAGCGGCGGTTTGTAAGCCACCTCTGGTAGCAGCACCAAGTTGTCCACCCAGCGCACCGGCTGTGCCAAGAGCCCCGATGCCTACATCGGCAGCGAGTTGCCTGCCCTGTTCAGCACCAAGTCCCAAACGTGTTGCTGTGTCGCTTGCAGCACGTTGAGCGGCGACGTCTGCCGCAGAGAGTCCTTGCTGTGCCGCCTGTACTTGTAGAGGCACACCAGCCGCAGCGCCCGTAATGTCACTAGCAGCCCTAGAAAGTCCTTGTATGGCCTGATCGCGGAAGCTGTAAGGCTCTGCGCGCGTATCTGCTGCGAGGGTCTGTGCATCTCGTAAGGTGCCAAGTCCGCCTTGTTGTGCAAGTAAAGCCGCCTGTATACCGGGCAACGCACCACCTGTGATGATGTCTTGACCGGCTTGTGTGGATTGCAAAGCACCCTGCAGGAAAGGCTCGTAGCCACCAATACCTGTTCGAATGATGTCGCCTGCCGCTATCTGGTCAGCGGTCATGCCTGCAACAGCTTGCGTAGGCGGTGCGATGCCTGACTCTTGTAAACGTCGGACGTAGTCTAAAGCGTCGTTGTAGATTCCCGTTTTGTACGCTTCGATTTCTGGCGCTTCACGAACTATCTGTTCTGTGTAGGTATTGTCTGCCATTACGCCATTCTCTCAAACTTGCTCATAAGGTCGTACATGTTCTTCATTCCGTTTTGGCGGCTACCGTTACCGGCGCCACGCACAGCTTTTGCCGTAAATACAAACTCCCCGTCGCTCAACATAGCCGGAATATCGTCACTGGTTTCAGTGCCGGGGCCTTCGATCGGGCCGTTCATGCGAGGAAAGTTTTCTATTTCGCCACCGGCTGCCGAGTACGCCACCGGCTGATAAACCGGGGTTTGCAAAGACTTGTATTGATCAGAAACGTCTTGGATTGTGTAACTAGACGGCAGCCGCATGGTGCCGGGGCCAAGCTCATACGTGTAAGGGTTTTGCTCTCGTAGATCAAAACCCGTCACTCGTTCAGCGACGTTATAATCTTCTGGTTCTTCGCGAGTCAATGAGTCGAAAGCCGCCAAGCCAACAATACCCGGTGCATACTTTCGAATCGCGCTGGGCGCTAAACTCGCACTTGCTTTCATCCCGTCTGCAACGAACTTAGTAAACTCAGGCGTGCCGGGCTTCAAACCAGCCAATTCCGCAGCCCTTGCGATTCGCGCACGTTGCCCGGCACCGGGCATAAATAAATCGCGCGGGCCGCCGAACAAGTCCATGCCTCTTTCGGCACCGGTAACGGGGTCTGGGCCAATACCAAAGGTTCTTTTAAAACTGTCGATTACGCTGGGCGCTTCAGTTGCGGTAGGCACCGCAGAGGCTGTTGTGCCCGCTGCGGCATCGGCACCCGTACCTGTACCTGTACCTGTACCCGCAGTCGTTGTAGTGCCTGTAGCTGGGTCAAAAGTAGCGTTGCCCGCGTCGTAATAACCCGTACCGGCACCTGCAGTCGTTGTAGTGCCTGTAGCTGGGTCAAAAGTAACTTTGCCCGCATCGTAATAACCCGTATTCGCAGCCGTTGTGGTGGCTGGGGCTGCGGTTGAGGCAGCACGAACAGGAACTGCCGTGCCATCCGGCATGTAAGTAAACTGAGCTTGCTGTGCTGACGCCGCTTTCGAAGCCGCTTGTGGCGTCACGATATTTTCTAAGGTAGAAGCCGCTGCGGCCTGTTGTGCCGCGTTTGCCGCGCCAGCAGAAGCCGCTTCACTCATTGTTCTCGTAAACGCTCCTTCACCAAATGCGCCTGCTTTAGCACCTTGAAAAAAACTACCGCCTTCACTAGCCGCCGACATACCACCGCTGATACCGTTCATCACACCGGCTGTGAGCCCGCTGATCGCCGCTGACTTCAACGCGTCCTTCAAGTTACCGCCATTTATCAAGGTGGCTATGCCTGATCCGGCAGCCGCGCCTAAAGGTCCGAGGAAAGCAGCACCAACGATCGGTAATACGACCGTGACAGCTTTCTTTACAAACTTTTTAAGCCCCTTGAACAGCTTCTTCAAAAAGAATTCGGGTTGCCCGGTGACCGGGTTCAGAGAGTTAAGCTCGTTACCTACCACATAACGCTCGGGCTCAATGCCCATGTCGCGCATTTGTTGGAAGATACGGTCTTTAAGAATTGGGTTTTTGCGGAAGACCTCCATCGGTATGACGGTTTCGCCTTCTGCAGCGTGAATCATGTATTCGTCTTCGTGACGACCAAACGTTGCTAATTTATCGGCTACGCGTTTGACTTGGGCAATGCCCGTTTGAGGCAAGTCATCTTCGTCGTCCGTGGCCCAAGAGCCCTCAGTCGCGGTCAAAAACGAAGCGATACCGCCAGCAGGAACCTCTATCGGTTCAATATCGTCAAATTCGTCGTATTGAAGTGCAGCTTGTCCCATAATTTATCCGACGGTTACAACAATCGCGCCCTTATTTATTACCTGTACACTACCTACAAGTCCTTGCGCTTCCAAGGGGTCAGTTGTGTACGGCAACTCTTGCGACAGGCTGATCCAATTAGCCCCATCGTATACCTGCAGCAGGTTTAAAGTTAGGTTCCAAATCAAATCCCCTGTGGCGAATTTTAGTTGGTCTCTCTTCGTATTCGTAAACTGCGGCGTAGAATCCGGATCGACTGAGTCTAAACTGATCTCTAATAAACGTACAGCCTTGTTATAGGTATTGGAGTCGACGGCTTGTCCAGCCGCAAACGGAAGTCTGCCTTGTAAAAGCTTACTCATCGTCGACCGTTAGCTTGCAGGTCTAAACGAGTCGCGCCCAACCTAAAACCGACACCCAAACGCACGTCTGTAGAGGCGTCATCGTCAGATTCAAACCGCACTGCGGCCTGTCGTGCTCTCGCCCGCATGTCTACTTTTGTGGTCGTAGCCGTGAAACTAGTGGTCTGGTCCGTGGTCAGTGTGCTGCCGGGGAAGTTGCGTGCTTTCAACACCACGTTTATAGCCTGATCGCTGCCGCCGGTTCCGTTGAACTTAACGTCTGGGATCATACGGCGTATGAACTGAAACTCTTCGCCATCGCCAATATCAAAGTCAGCCGATTCAATAAACACGTTGTCCATCGGGCTACCGTCGTTATCGTTGCCCGTTTCGTGTTGGTATAGGTAATTTACCGACGAATCTGCACCCGCAGCGCGTGGGAAAGCGACGATACCCTCGTCCAACCACGCTGTACGAGACAACTGTCCGATGTTCCACGTTTGCTCTAAATAGTTGTAAACCACGTACCGGTCAATCGCATCGCTATCGGAAGAGCAATAGAACCATCCGACTTCGTTGAATTGCTTGTTTACAAACGCAAAGAACTGAAAGGCTTGACCTTCGTTTATGTCAGAAAACACGTACGAATGCACACTGCATGGAACAACGGAAACGCCGCCGTTGTACATGTAAAAGCCTTTTTTATCCATCCAATACACGCCAGACGGGGTATTTACAGCGGCATTCGGGCCCATAAGGCTGACGCCCTCGTTGACGAGGTTGAGTCCGAAAGTAAGCGGAGTGCCAATAAACTGCAGGCTGTACAACGCTACGTCCGTCCATATAAGAGTTTCTTGGCGAGCCCTCAGACCACCAATAATCTCTGAACCTGCCGAACAACGCAGTGATCCCGCCGTAGTGTCTGCTCTAGGTTCCCATTCTGCTGCGTTCTCTTGGTCTGAAAAAGCAATCAATAACGGATCGATCGTGCCTGTTCGGGTTGTTCCGGCAACGTCCGTCAACGGATCGGCGCCCAACACCAACACGTGTCTATCGACATCCGACACAATAACTTGCAAACCTTTAGTCGGCGCAGCGTTAGCCCCGGTCAGTGAGCTCAAAGCTACGGCTCTTGTGTTCAAGCCGTTTGTCTTGTCCCAATAATAGATACTGCCCGCACGTGGGTTGGAGATCAGGTCTTCACCAAAGTTGTCCATAGACCACAGTCGGAGTTGGTTCGCGTCCCCCAAAGACGTCGTAGATCCCCATGTGCCTGACGACCACGTGCCAACACCCCAACCGGTGCCGTCTACAAACACGTCCAACCCCGAGTTTATTTGATATGTTCCAACAACAGAGCCGCCACCATTGCCGCTGTCACTGCTATTTGCCGTGACGGCCACACCATCGGTGTCTTTTGCCGTAATTGTGAAGGTGTTAGCGGTGGGTACTGTAAGGACTTGATATTCTTGATTAAGAACAGCCGCAGTAATGTTGCCTCCAAGGGTTGCGGCACCTGAAAACGTCACAAAATCGCCGTTGACAGCACCGTGACCAGTATCTGTAACCGTAAGTGTGCTGGACTCGTTGGTCGCAGCAAACGTCACATCTCCAGCAGCCGTGGTGGCCCGTATCGGTGTTATGTCGTTGTACGAAGAGCCCTCTTGGATGTACAGCTTGTTCCGTGTGCCGAGGCCCAAGAGCTTTGTACCGTCAAGATCGACCCATCCAAACAGCTTGCGGCCAGTACCTTCGTATGAGGCTTGAATGTATTTCTGCCAACCGCCTATTTTCTCTGGCAAGCCCTTACGAAACCGCACCAAATTGCCATCGAACCAACCGCCTTCTGCAGTGTAGTCTGTGCCTTCTTTGTTGATACCGGGGTTAAAGATAAACTTTTGCAACGGCATTACTGATAGTCTCCTGTACGGATTATTTCAGTCACTTCCAACGCACGATTGCCTACCTGAGTAGCCCACCGACTGTCCATAAACTCATCGGCTGCAATGTCGAACTGCTCGCGGCTCATTGCTTCAATCGCTTTTACAAAGCCGCGCAATCGTGTCAGACCGAGGTTAAAACAGATGTCGATCATGGCATCTTTTCGCGCCTCATTGAGGGCAGCAAACCAGTAGTAAGTGTCGTCAAGCTCTTCTCGCACACGCCGGATGTCGTTAGCCAATAAATACTCGATTTCTTCTTCAGACAGTCCTAAACCGCCGTTTTCGTCGATATTGCGCCCAACACCTACAGTGATCATGTTTTCTGAGCATTTGTACGCATGGCTACGCACACCTTCGTGACGCTTCAACATTCCTATTAGCTCAATACCCATTACTTCTCCCTGCTTACGCCTTGAACCTTCTCGTAGGATCGCATTGCGCCGAGACCCAACATGCCCATCATAACGGGAACGAGCAACGTGGTATCGATCTCAGGCACTTCAACCCAGATGCCCAGTATATTGGAAAGGATGGTGTTGTAAAAAAGCCCTAGCGCACACACCCACCCGATACAAGGTCGCCATCCAGCGACAAACAAAGACTTAGAAGCAGCCTCGACCTTGTTAACCTCTAGCTGCCCCTTGGCTAACTCATTGGCATGGCGTTCTGCAAGCGTGCTTAACTCGAAGGCGATACGATTCTTTTCGTCTTTGTCCTCAATTACTTTATCTAGTAACTGAGTAGCTGGGCCAATGATTGATCCGAGTATGCTCATCACGCCCACCCGCTATATCGGGCAAAACATTTGCCGCAAAGAAGTTTTACTTTCAAATGTACAAAATCCATCACCGCTCCCGGCTTTTTGCAACCAGCGCAGCGCAATGTAACTCGCCTTTCATCGCTCACCGCTTCGCCATATACGCTGTAGCGCCAAAGTATAGCCCTACAATGCTTGCCTGACTAAGAAACAGCATGTCGCTCAGAGAAGCCATAGTGGACAAACGGGACTCAGGGATAAATGGCATAAGTGGTAGTAAAGCGTAAACGACCATACTGCTAAGAGACACCCAAGCCATTCGTCGTTGACTATCTGCTTTCTCTTCACGCAGTTCGATTTCAACAAGCTCTTGATTTCGTGCCAATTCTTCATCGCTCACGACCCCATCTCCATCTAGGTCGTACTGAGCATACCGCGATTTAGGCTCTAATTTCTTAGGACTCATTAGTCATCATCCTTCCTAGCTGGATCACGAAACAGTATCTTGGTACCTGCTTCTGAGGTAGGTATTTCTCTTACACGGCAATAAGTCTTGAAATAACTATTGTTGCTCAGTAGCTCGTTTATCTTGCCTACAGACTGAGCGTTAAGCGCCTTAGAGTATTCTAAGCACGAGGTCAGTTCTCTAAAGTACAACTCCTCGCCTGTGGGTTGCCCACGCTCAAGAACAATTAATACAAAAATCATCATGGTCATGCGCGTATGTCCAATGAGAACTGATCTTCAACCTTTACAATAGTAGAAAGAACTTGGCCATTTTTATAGTAATAATACGTTTCACTGTAATGCGTTGTGGCTTCTACTTTGTCGGTGCGAGTGCGACTGATCTGATCTAACCGCAGCAGCCTATGTATCTTGTCTTTGACCACCACCTCTGACGGTGCGTTAACGCTGTTGGGAAATACTGGTGGGACATCCATCACAGCCTCCGCTTCTGCTGAACAGCCTGCACCTTGACAGACTTTGGCTTAACAATATCCCAAGTAAGCAGTTCTACATCAAGTTGATGTGCTGTGCCTAAAACACGCGGCATCGTGTTCTGTATGTAGATCTGTGCGCCATATCCACACTGGCGGTGGTTGTATCGTAACCATGCCAGCGCAAGGCAGTGACGGTATGCAGGAGGATTGACTAGCTCCAACATCCGCCATTCCCGCAAATCACAAAACAGATTCGGGTTGGCGGGGTTGTACTCTAGTTCTGCTTCAGCATTATCTCTATTAGCTGCTGGAGTTTTGCGTCGGATGCTTTCGCTGTCTCGCTCTGCTCCGCCAATGAATCGACGATAGCCTCGATCTTGCTCGCATTGACTGCTGCTAATTTTCCCGTGGCTTGTGCCTCTTCAACTGTTTTTTCTACTACAGCTTCAATACGATCCACTTCTTCTTGTGTAGCCTGTGCTTGCGCCTGACTAGCACCCCATACAACAGCACCCGACAGTACAGCTAAAAACGCTGGCAATGCCCACGTTGGGACTCGGATTCCTTCATCTGACATATCAACCTCCTAAAAACTGTGGCACCAAGATGCTCACTACAATCAAACCAATAATCCACCATAGCCTATTGGATACAGTGTCCATCTTTGCTTCAAGCTCATCAAACCTCTTAGACCCACTTGCAAGGCGTTCCTCAATACGCAGGTAACGCTGCTCACACACTTGCTCGTGAGTAGAGATC